CATCGACGGCGACACGCACCCGATAGCGGTCGAACAGCGGCGTCATGTCCGCTATCGGGTGCGTGTCGCCGTCGATGAATAGCACCACATCCCCATCCGAGGCGAAGCGTTCCAGCGCGTCCATGATGATCAGAGGTTTCCATGCGAACCAGCACAGCCCGCGCACTCCCGGCAACTCGAATAGCCAGCGGTTTAGCTCGTAGAACGGATGCGCTCGAAGCCAAACATCGTCGTAAACTCGGCATTCGTCCGCGCCGAAGCGCTTGTGATCTTCGACGGTGGCGCCCACTGTGGCTTCATAGGCTGAGCCGCCGAAGGTGATTAGGATTCGTTTCAACGCTTACGCTCCGAGTCTTTCAATCGATTCACCTCTTCAACCAACTGGCCCACCATCTGGTTCAGCGTGAAAATCACCTGCAGGTTCTCATAGTGCTTATCGCGCCAGTACCGCACAAGTTCGCGCTCTTGGTCGTAGTTCGCCTTCTCGACGGGGGTCATTATTCGTCTTTCCACGGCTGGATTAAGCAGTGATGCGTGTCCGTAATCCGTGGAGCGCCTGCCCGATCATCAAAAAAACCCTTCAACTCGCTCATGTTCCAGCAGCACATTGGAGCCATTACCGTTTCGTCTTCTTGAGCATGCACAAGCAGCCAGCCATTTTCGATTGACCAATGGTCAAACTCGTCTATAGACAAGCATGTTCCATCCTTAAAAAGAAGATTCACAGCGGCTCACTCCCAGGGAATCCATATCCCTTTCGCGCATCGAATAGAGGCTTCATCCGCGTATAGTCCGAATCGAAGCCGCGCTGATGCTCTTTCCACTGGCCGCCCTTACGCCTCGCGTGGTTGTGATAGTGGATCAGATCGCGCCGCTGCCAGAAGCAGCCGTACTTGATGGCGACGTTCTGCAACTCCTCATCGGCCCAGTTGTGGTGGTATTCCATCCACAGCGGGCCGTGCCCTTGGTTGATGCGCAGGCAGAATTCCCGCCCCATCCATGGACTGCCGCAGATGCGGTCGATCATGGCCGGCGCGTCGGGCCACCGTTGCCGTGCGTGGGCGTCATCGCCCCAGCGGTCGCCAGTCGGCTGCATCACACCGAAGGTGGCAAGCGGATTGTAGGGCACGCCCTTCCATGGCTTATCAATATCCAGATTCAGGAAGTAGCGTCCACAGTCAACCGCAATCTCATTTGCCGTGTGGCTCAGATCCGGGTGTGTATCATCGCCCGCGGCCACAATCCAGCTGCAATCCAGATCGTCAGCTAGCACGCCCTTGACAAGGTAGTTCACCGCTTCCGGGTAGCCCCTGTACGGGCGCTCCATCATGATGTGCGCGTACTTCGAGTCGTAAATGTGGCCGGGGTCGCGCTGGATGCACAGCTTGTAGCCCTGCTGCGCCCAGAGCTTGAAGCATTCATCGGCCTGCTCGGAAGGCAGGGCAGAGGGAAGACAGAGCCAGACGCTCATCTCGGCAACTCCACGCCCAGCTTTTTCGCTATTGATCTAGCGTTCCTGATAACTAAGAATATCCGCACACGCTTTGCCACGTGCCTTACGATCAGGTAAATGGTTCCGATGAATATCGTCATGGCTGCGAACGGCCCAAATATAATCGCTCCCAGCAGCACTGACGGATTTCTCTCGACGCGATCCGGGACCACGGCGCAGAACACCGCGCAAGACGCCATTCCACACAGCAGATATATCTCGGGCGGCAGAGCGGAGGGAAGGACAAGCCAGACCGACATCAGATACCTCGCAGCACGATGTGAATCTTGCTGATGTGGTCTTGGACTGTAACAATTCGCATCGCTTGTGCCCCACCAGACACATCAACATGATTAGTCAATCCAGTCCGGTTGATATCAATGCGATCAATCATGATGCCTGTCGAGTTTTCGAACTGGTTAAATAACTCGCTGATGTCTTTGGTAAGCTCGACCTTTTGCTTTCTGAGTTCCTCTATCGTCACAATTCCATCTCCTTCCTGCAATACGCATCCCATTCCGGCACGCGCTTGAAATTCCCGTTACGCCTGCTGAAGTCGTACGCCCCGCTGGTGTTGCCGCCGTGGACACCGAAGATTACGCGTGGCTCAGGCGGTATCAACATGACCCAATCCGCAGAGACTCGCGACTTCGGGCCGCTGATGTTGCCATTGCCATCAATCGTGCAAGCGATGCTGTCCACCCCCACCGTCTTGCACCGCTTGGTAAAGCGCTCATCTTCGCCGTGGTTGACATGCTGGAACGTGTTCCGCTCCCACGTCTTGCGCCAGTACATAAGCGATGCGCCCAAGGCGTACAGCGGGTTTGGGAAGCGGTACAGCCACGCGAATCCTAGCCCCGAATTGTCAGTCTCGATTCCAGGAATATTAACTCGCGTTAGCCGCGTATCCCAGAACAGTGCACAGTTGTATCCCACCGCATCAGCGCCACTCGCCTGCAGCAGCGCAACCTGTTCAGACAGGCGGTTCGGGTGGCTCCAGTCGTCCGAGTCCCAATGGGAGAATATATCCGTCGATCCGATAGGCCATGTGGCGACGTACTCGTTGGCGTAGTTACGCAGTTCACCAATGGTCATGCCGGATTCCTTGACCTTCCAGTGCACCTCATTTTCGCGCCATGCGATGTGTTCGCCCCAAGTGGTATCGCCCGTGTCGAGCACGAGCAGCCCCTTGTTCTCGTAGGTCTGCGAGCGGAACGATTCAATCGCTCTGCGGTTCATGCCGCGATCTCTGGTGAGCATTATGCAGGCTACGCTAGGCGTCATTTCACTACCTCAACCTTCAATTTCCCTCGGCGTATAGACGTCGCGACCCAGCTTTGCATCGTTGAACGAGCGGCCAAAGCAGTTCTTACCCCCAAGGCATCAGCAGCTTGCAGAGAGGTTATCTCGCCCCGTAGCCAAGCTAGGCAAAGCTCCTGAAGATCTTCATCCGCGTGCCGAGATTTCCTTCCACGAGGATGATAAGACGATTTCGCCTTATCCAAAAGGCCCATCATTCGCTCCACGCAGTTCTGGCCAACAGCACCACCGCAATCAGCAGCATTACCGCCATGAAAGGGATCATTTGCGTCTCGCTTGGCAGCGCGGGCATTTCGCCGCCCCGCCTTTCTTACGTGTCGGCCATTCGTGCTTGCAGTTTGCACATTTGGCGATTTCGACTTTCGACATGCACATGATACTACCGTAAGGTGGTATCGAATTGCAAGCGGTATGATATGCTCTCCGCATGACCGACGCCGTTACGATTGCCATCATCTCTGCCGTTGGATCGTTCGCCGCTGCTGCGCTCAGCCTCGCAAACAACATCGTCGGTCGCCGCAATACGCGCAATATTGCCACGCTGGAGAAGAACACCAACAGCATCAAGGATGCGCTCGTTAAGGTGACAGGCGAGTCCGAATATGCCAAGGGTCTGAAAGCTGGCGAGGATAGCAAGTCTACACCGGGCTAATCTCGTACGGCTTTATCTGCGAAGCGGCTAACCATTCCATTGCGTGGGACTGTTGAAAGTCCAGCGCAACGCGCGCCACCCATGCCGCGATGCCTGCTGCCAGCACAAGGTCATCGTGGTCTGCCTCTCGCCAAGCCTCGTAACTGTCATGTCCGGCTGTGCTGATTTTGAACTTGAAGTTTTGCAGCTCGTGGATTAGCAGGTGAACGAATGGCAATTCCTTGGCGATCTTCAGCGTCCCGTTCTGCAGATGGACTTGGAGCGGCGCAATCAGATCACGCTTGGGTACGCGGAACTGATTCGGCACTGGCATTGTTGCCCCTTGCTGGCCGCCCGTGATTGTTATGCCCATCGGGTTCAGCCCACGCATCATCTCGAAAACTCCCATGCCAACGCCAGTCTGATCGATTGCCAGAAACTTGGGAGTCGGCATGTCTTTAACGCGCTTGCCCATCTCGATGGCAATCTGCTGGTACTTCGTGCCCAGCGGGAAGCGCTCGATGTGGCGAATGTCGATGGACTTCAGCGGCGGCAGTTCAATTGGCCGCGTCATTGGCATCTCGAATCCGAGATCTGGATGCGTCCCGTTGAACTCGATCTTTTGAATCGTTCCGTGTGCCTCGACGATTATCAGGGCCGTGTAATCCTGCGCCTGGCCCAAGTCCAAACCTGCAACGAATATGCTCATTGGTACAGCGGCTTTACGTCCGCATCTCCCATGTTGGTATTGAACAGCGGCAGCACGTCGGATGATACCGCGCGCTGAATATCCTCGTACGAGAAGATCATTCCTTCAGTGTCCGAGAACTCGCACAGGTATTCCTGCTGGAACCAGTTCGCCGGCTGAGATCGCTTTTCCAGTGCAAGCTGCTCAGGCGAATAGCGCGAGCATTCGTAAGCCGTCACCTTGAAGCGCTCCCATCCTTCGCCTTCAGTCCACTCCTTGTGGAAGAATCCGCGCTTGCCGTTGGGGGTGGAGAGCAGTGCAAGGCGCCCACGGGAGATTGAAAGCATCGGCTTGACGGCGTTGTAAACCTCATCGGGAATACGCGAAGCCTCATCCATCACCAGCAGCGTTACGGCAGCGAGGCCGCGAATGTTTCCTTCCTTCGATGGCAACGCTACGACGCGCGACCCGTTCAGGAACTCCATACTCGTCATGCTCTGGCGATCGGGGTCGTATTGCAGGCCCATGCTATCGCGGATGCGAGATACGGAACGGATGAGTTCCTTCGATTGCCGCTCAGCTGGCCCGAGAACCAGCACGAGTGCCGGCGCATGGTAAAGGACTTCGTGAACGATATGGCAAGCCAGCACCGTGGTCTTGCCGACCTGTCTCGCGCAATTGAGGATCATGCGCTGTGGGCGAGTGCGAAGGATCTTTTCCTGCCAAGGATCTGGTGTCATGCCAGCCTTGACCATCAGCAGGCTTGGGTCTAATCGTATTGCGAGATCAGCCCCTGATCCCATCGATTACTTTCTCTTCTTCTGCGACCATCAGCCGCTTGGCAATGATGAATCGTACATCGTCGGGAAGCTCGGCAACAGCATCGATCAACTTCTGACGCATCTCGTCAATGGTAGCTTGCCCGTTCGATTCACAGCCCAAGCCCTTGTGTTCAATCGCTTTCAGTTTCGGCCAAATATATTGAGCCAATTCCGCGAACATCTTTCCGCGCAATTCAGGTTTATTGGCCTCATCCTGCGCAATCCGAATCATACCTTCGATCGGATCGCAGCCCGCCGCTTCCATCGCCTCGCGTGCAGATGTGGCCTTTCGTTTCATGCCCTTCTGCATGCCGGAGCCTTCGAATTTCTTGTGACCCTTCTGATACTTGTGTCCGGCCATATCGGTTTACTTCACCCGAAGCTTCATGGAACTTCATGGTACTTCTACCCGGCTACTTCACCCTGAAGCTTCAACGTGACAATTCTTACATAGTAATTCGAATTATGGGATAATCCGCGCTATGAAGAAACACGATCACCCGCTGCCGCCGACTCACCCGGAACCGCCCAAGTCTCCGCTACCGCCGCAAGCCGATGAAGAAGCGGCGACGACCAAGGCCCCGCAGATCCCGCCCGATACTGGCGGTCACTAAGACATGAGTGCCCCGGTCCCCGAAGACAAAGGTGGAAACAACATGCCACTGGGCCATTGGTGGGAGACGGTAGCTGCGGTTGCCTCTTTCGGCGCTGGCCTTATCGCGTTTCTGCGTGGATTGCAGGCCGCAAAGCATGCGCCCGCACCTGCGCATGATGACTACCAAAGCCGCCTCGCGAGATGCGAGGAGAAAGTGGCCATGTTGGAAGATGCGGTATTAGACCAGGCGCGATGGATGTTGAAGCATCCCGGAGAATCGGGATCGTCCAGTCGAATCGGCGCCCCCACAGAGCGGTAGTAATCCAGCCGGCGCAGCATAGCGCTTCCAATCCCCGGTACGCCATTCGGGCAGAAGTCCAATGCGTCAAGTCGGACAGCAGAACATGTCCACAGGCTAACGCGCAGATAATGATACCGTGTACGCGAATTTTCCACAGATGCTTTCCACGGTTAAGCGAGTGCATCATCCCGGTAGCGATCAGTGCACATGTGGCAATGCACAGATTCACGATTATCCGATCCGATTTGACTTGTGCGAACCAGTCCGAATAGGTCGCCATCGGAAGCATCCACCGCATCGACATGCCCGCAAATGTGAATCCCCCCACAAAACCCAGCAGAACCCCCACTTTGTGGGGTGTGGGAAATCGTCCCATTGCACGCCATAGAACTTCTAGAACGGCTGCTGCGGTAAGCGCCAGGAGTGCAATGTCGCCAGGTAGCCACCAGTGAATCGCAGCGGTACGGTCAGTGATCGGCACGAATAGCAACACGCCGATTTGCCAACAGGTTACGGCCATCTGAGCGGTGAACAGACGCCACAGCCGATGGTACTGGGTGAGGGTAACCACGAGCAGGCAGACGAGATTAACCCCTAAGTAGCCTAGCGACAGCAGCATAGCGGCATTGTACTCCGATTGTGGCTCAGTGCAAGTGGAATGCCGAACGATTTGCAAACGAAACTTGCGCTGGCGTCAGTCCACAGATTTACGCATTAGAGGCGTTTTAAGGCTCGTTCGATTCTTCCCCGCCACTTTCTACGTGGTCGGCATCACCGTTCGATCCTAGGGCCACTTCCGCCTCCGTAATCGCCACTTCACGCTCATGCTCGGTCTGCTTATCGTGCATCGGCGGGTATCGCAGATCGCCGGGGAGTATCGGCACATTGAGTTTGAAGTGAGCCTCGGTGATCTGCCCTATAATCCTTCGCTCTAGATCTAACGACATAGTTCCCAGTCTAACTATCACTTCGCCTCCCGGTACTTCGCGACGGCGCTACGGCACTCGCTGCCCAGCTTGCGTTGGTAGGGAGTCAGCGCAGCATGTAAGACGGGGTGCATCATTTCGTCCGTCAATGCTGTAATCTTCTCCAGCAGTTCCCGCTCGGCCGCGGCGCTTCTCCGTAGTTTCCTAATCTTGGCGTTGGCAACCACCAGCAGGCTTTCGGTCTTTTCCAGATCCGCCTTCAAGTCTGCGATCTTCCGCTCGGCCTCGGCGCAGGCTAGATGCTGATCGGTATAGGCTTGCATCGCCTGGAGGATTTCCGCCTCGGATGGCGTGATCGTCCCGGCAATATTCTTGTCAATCAGCAGACCGCGCTGGCGATTCAACGCGCTCCAGCCGCTCTGGCCCGCATCCCCCTCGGGCTTCCGGGAAGGTTCGTGGCGGTCGGGGCAGCTATCAGCCGCTATCCGCTTTTTCGCCAATTGGTATTCGTAACTGTCGCCCATCAAACCACCCTCCGAGCAGCCAGAATCCCGACTAGGTATTGCGAGAATTCATCACCAGCCCTGAACTTCTTTCCGTCGCCAGTCGTTACCGAGCCGCCGTCCAAGTCACTATACAGAACGCGGTCTAGAATTTCCCCGTTGAGTACCACAACCGATTCGCCCATTTGATTCGGAGGCGGTAGCTCCAAGACGTCTCCGTTATCGCTTCGCAGTACCATCGCTACTTCCCCTCCCGGTTCATCGCCGCCACGATCCGCGCGGCATCTTCGCCCCTAGCAGCACGGATAGCATCCGCGATTGCGCAGAAGAACCGATAAATCCGCTCTGCTTCCCAGTGCTTCATCTCGGCTATCGTGACTAAAACCTCGTAGCCGATTCCCAATCTTCCAAGCGCGTCAATGTCGGTCATCATCTCGCCGCCCCTTCCGCAGCCTTGCTGCGCTTCTTGGCGGGCACTTCCCAGGGTATGTCGATCCAGTCCATCTGCAGTTCGCGTTCAGTTCGCCATCCACCGGCCGCTCGGACTTGGGCCACGAGTTCCGGGTACTTGTCGTTGTTCGCGTTCTTAGCCCCGTAGTTGGAGTGATCGCCTTCCCAGAAAGCTATGTCTCCATGGCCTTTACCTTCGCCTTCGGTATAGTACAGGGTGTCTCTGACGGCGCGGATATGGATAGCTCTTAGCTTCGCTTCTGGTGAATCTGTAGACAAGCAACCGATGAGATCGTTCGACCAGTCTTTCTGCGCTGGTCCGTAGATTTTCTCCCACCGGGCCTCTTGGCTGTTGGCGCGGCGGTTGTTGAGGGATTCTCGCATTCCCATCGAGACGCTGCGGATGTCACGAGGTGTCGGGCAGTAGCTGCTGATGTCGCCGCACTGCTGCACGATTTCTTGCATCGGGATTCGGTAATCGTCCGATGCACGTTTGAGGGCCTGCGCCAATGCCAGTACGCCGGCACGCTCTTTCGGGAAGTTGGGGCAAGCGGCGAACACCTGCACCAGGTCTTCGGGGTTCTGCTGCGGTTCGGTTGTTTTGTTGAGTTTTGCCATCAGTCCTCCAAACTCCAAGTCAGTACGATATTCGGGACTCGGGAGAGCAGCAGCCCGGTTCCGTGATTCTTCGGGCCGGTGCGGTAGCTCTCGGCCACACAGCGAGCGACGTTGGCGTCGGTCAGTTCGGTTGCCATTGCCGGGGGAAACTTCGGATTCGACAGCGCGGATTGCACCACGGTTTGCATCAGACGCCGTGCGAAGTGGTCATCAGCAGCAGCATCGTGCTTTCGGATTTCCGCGAGGATCGTCGGGAATTCCTCCTGCGCCGGAAATTTCGCGGTGGTCCCGTTCGCCGGATGAGGCTGAGGCTCTGGCAGGGATGGGAAAGGCTCCGGCAGGGGCGCGCGCGAGGGCGGACACTGTCCAGTCACTGACTGAAATTTTCCAGTCACTTTCGGCGTAAACTTAAGAAATGGAAGAGCAAGCCTTTGTAGGCGCTTGACTACCGCAGAGTCGGCATGGTCGTGCCAGTCGTGTACGAAGAGCTTCCTATGTCCTGCCCATTCGGAATCAGTCGGCAACGGGTCGTATATAGTAAGACCTTCGTAGTCCAACCAACCGGACTTCACAAGGCAATCTATAAGGTGGCCTTTTCTGCCTGACCACTCCAAAGAAGCCTCGATCCAATCGTCAGAATACTTGCCAATATTTCCCTGCGGAGTGTACTCGGCGGTCATGTGCCAGAGCATTTCTAGGTATCCGATCGCAGTTGGCCGACGGCATTTTAGGAGAGAACAAAGAGCATACATCTTCGGATGCTTGGGGGTTCCGCGCTTCAAAGAATCACCACCTGAATTACAGACAATTCATCGTCTTGGCTTGTGCGAACCCCAGTAATTCGCACAAGCTCATCCGGCTGAACCTCGAAGTGTACTTCGACGTCTTGCGTTAGCGCTGATTGAGCGGCGGTCAAAATCCTTATAAGCGTTGAAATTTTCATCACCCCTCCTAGGGTTGCGCGGGGGCCGATGTAGGAGCATCGACCCGTGGCCCGCGTTCTGTTCGGCCAACAGGAGATCAGCCCTGAAGGTGCGCCCGACAGAAGTCACTATAGTCTCATTGAATAGTTATTACAACTACAATATGCAGCCGATTTTGGTATGGTTACATCCACTTGTGGTGGGCTTGTAGCACCGCGCTATCCAGTTCGCCAGGTCGAATGGAATCTCGGCAATTGCGGCAGATGCGGCTCTTCGGGCAGGAGATGCCGACGAAACTTTGCCGAGCCCTTTCGTATACCAATCACGGCCCGAAAGAGAAACCTTTACGCCGTCGTCCTTCAGGCGTCTGATGGCCGTGTCATTGAACGCCTTAGCCACGTATCCAGGCTTATCCGATCCGCTCCAATTCAGCCCCGAAACCTTGACCGCTCGAGAAGTCGGCATCAACGCCGGCACATCGCCCCACAGGTAGAAGCTGCCGTAGTGCCACGCCGCTCTCCCTACCCACGGCTGAGCACCCTTCACGTTCTCCACCACCATCGGAATGTATCTGCCGGCTGCTTCGCTCGCCTCCCGCTGAATCCGAAAGCAGGCGTCGAACAGTTCGTTACTCGGCGGCGGCAGAGCCTTAGCACGCTTCCACGGCATCGCCCGGTAGCTATACGCCTGGCAGGGTGGACTGGCGACGATACAGGCTGCATCCTTGAACTGCGACCCGTTTAGCGTCAGCACGTCCTGTAGGACAAGCTCGCAGCCTTCAGGAACGTCGCCGTGATAGCTCTCGTGCAGGATGTCGAAGCCAATGACGCGATAGCCTTCGGCGGTAAAGCCTTTTCCCCATCCGAAGCGCCCGCAGAACAGTTCAATAGCCAGCGGCTTATCCACGCTTCTGCCCCAATGCCGCGC